ACATCAACACAACAGCAACTAAAACAAATGAACTTTGATGGAAAAATGAGCCAAGTTGTACAAAAAATAGCAGGAGCTTATATTGAAGCTTTCATGAAAGTTGTAGATCCTAGTGATCTTTTAGGATACTTAGACAAGCTACCAGTATCTACAGTTGTAAGAAATCTTTTAGCCATAATATTTCAAAGAGCGTATTGCCCAACACCTACTCTCAAAGCCTTTAGTGATATTGGTCAACTAATACCAAAGTTTAAAATTGACATATGTGATCCAACATTTGCAATAAAAATACCAAAGCTTCCAAGATTACCAAGACTTATACCAAACTTTAGAGAAGAACTGTTTAAGAGAGTAAAACAAAAAATAATGGAATTAATAATGAAGCTCTTACTTAGCATAATTATTAAAATTATTAAACTAATTGATGATGCTATTTGTAAAGGTTTGAATGCTTTGCTAGAAGGTCAAAATGATTTCCTAAATTTTCTAGGAAACTCTCTATGTGATGATGATGATCCTTCAAAAAACAATAGAAACCCCCAACGCGCATTGGACGATGCTCTAAGAAAAGCTGGCTTAGATCCAAATGATAGAACTGTTAATTGCTTATCAAATTCAGTTGCTTCAGTAATGACAAAAAGAGAAATGATGTCTGCGTGTATAGGCACTTTGAATACACCTGGAGCTTATGATAGAGTTGCTAGATCAATACAAGTGAGCTGTCCGGACTTAGGAGATATGTTTCCAAATGGCGTGGCTGTAAAGTCTATATTCGATATATGTTCTGATTATATACCTTTAGACATAAAGTCAGCCATCGCAGATCAGTTATTTGATGAATCCTTGCAAGACACATTGGAAAGTCCAACTTGTGACTTGTTATGTTTATCTAATCAAGACTATAACAATTGGAATAAATATAGAGAGGGGCTATTAACTGGACAGGGCATGCCGTCTGATCAAGCTCAAGAAGAAGTAGATAAAATGAATCAAAACACATCTGATGCTTTAAGAGATGCTTTAGATGATATAGAAAATGTTCAAGATAAAATAAGAGACGCTATAGCTGATCTTTACGGAGCAGGATCTGGTGGTCCAAAGCCGCCGGGTTGTGATCAAAATGGCCTAGCAGGTGGTGATGGTGATGATTCTAACTTGCCGGCTACTGCTTTTAATTCTAATAAATTGTCTGAGGATAAAAGTGATGATGAGATGTTTGTGCAAACAATCGAATCTTCATTTTATAGACAACTAACAGGTAAAAGAAAATCAATTTTAGGCTTTATATTATCTGATACAAATGGAAATGTATACAGGTATCACCAATTCATGTCAAATGCTTTTATATTCAAAGATATAGTGTACGACACACAAGAAGATGCTGATGCTGATGAATTTAGATTAGCTTTTGGCGTTGATCCGCAAGCGTTTTTTCCTAAAACTATAGGAGCTCATTGCAGAAACAGTCTGCTAGAGACCTTTGAGGGTGAAGATTTAGCTTATAAAAATGAAAATAATATAAATATTTTTACACCTGTTGAGTCAACTAAAAAAAGTGTTGACATATTTTCACAAAAAGACGCTAGTAAAAAAGCAGATTTGAAATTTGCTTACACAGAGGATGAAGAATACTATATTGAAACTGCTTTTATTAATTCTTATAACAACGCTGATGGTGCTTCATACAAAGAAGAAGAAGACTTCGGCTTCACAGTTAGGTCAAGAAATACAGATGGTAACGATATAATGATTAATGAAAAATTTAGAAATAGCTATTCGGGGAGCTATTTTCTTAACCTAGAGTCTGTAAACGAACCATTTAACAGAGCTGCTTTTAAACATCTATTTAGAACAAAGATGCCATTTCCTAAGGGATATGATTTAATTTATAATGAACTTCAAACAATGTTCTTTAAATATGCAACAACTGCAATATTAAGTAGAGACATAGATTTATCAACAAATGAATTGCTACCAGATATTGATAGAGAAAAAGTTAAAAAGAAAAATGTTAGCGAGACATTAGAAGAGTTTGACACATTTTCGGAGCAAAGCTCAGCTGGGTTTGTATTTGGCCATAAGAGAAATAATATAACTGACGAAGATCTGATTTATTATAACCCAGATGGCAAAACTGAATATGACCACGAAGAAGATGAAGAAATTTTAGGTATTAGTGCAAATCCTGATAAGGTGATATTTTTAGATCCTGAAATATATGGTGGAAAATACACTAAACCAAAAATATACATAAGTCCCGAGCCTCAATCTGGTTGGAAAAAAGTTTTTGATGCCATGTCAAAGAGCAACAGAGTTTGTGATGAATATGTAGATATTGTATTTCCATTTAAAAAATATAGAGAGAGGTTGGACAAATTAAAAAATGTAATACCTTTTGATAAAAGACTATATGAAGATAGAAGTTGTTTTCCTGATGTACCTTTTGACACTATATTACCACCTGAAACACACGCTCAAATAGATTTTATATGCAGGTCCTCTCTGTTAACCTACTCAATGTCAGAAATAGTAAAAACTTTACCTATTTTAACAAACTTGCACTACAATAAAGTAAACTATACAAATGTTTTAGAAAGTATAATTTTTAAAAACATGAAAAGAGAGATGTTCAAAGTAATCGGCGCAGCTGCAACAAGAGACAACAAGTATATCAGAAGACATAGGCATTGGCTAATCTTCTTAGAACAATGTGCGCAAATTTTTGAAAGAGAAGTGCAAATGAAAACAATAGAACCTACTGAAGAAGAAAAGAAAGTATTGGAAAAAATATTAATGATTAAAAAATATTATCATGATCCAACATTCGATGACATCTCAAAACTAAGAAAACCTGAAAACTTACAAGTTTCTTTAGGAGAAGAATACAGAAATTTTACCCTAGATGAGGAAACTATCAAAGATGAATTTTTTAGATTGGCTATTGGGTATGATGAAAATCAAGAACTATGTTACAAAGCATCAGGTTCTCAAACTAAAGACATTCAAAAGCCAAAAAGAATTAGAATAAATAAATTCAAGTTACAAACTAGACTTTTTGCTATTAGAACAATTGAAAACGACATTTCAATTCTGGTTAAATCTTTACTAAATCAAGAAATAAAAAGATTTTTTGATGTTTTTAACAAACAACTAGAGCCTTCAATCTTTGATTTGTCTAAGTATATGTTATCAGAGAACAAGATGTTTGTTGGTTCTCAACTTAATATTGGAAAATATCAAGAGATAAAAAACCTTTCTAATAATTTTTCTCATAACTATGGTGACATATCAGAAGTTGAGCCAAACTTAGAAGGTAACTTTATAGATAACCTAGAGCTAAATGATTCTCGGCTTGATGATATTAGAAAGCACGGTGGCTTTGCTTTGCAAAAATACATAAGAATAAATGAAAAAGAAATACCAATTGAACAAAAACCAGTGTCATTTACCGAGAGAACTGTTGTGGATAAAAATGTTACCACCTTGCAAAATGTAAAGAATATATTATCCAAAGAAGATATAGATAAAGAAAAAAACTTATCTGATTATTTTGGTAATCTTAGAGTAGAAAATGACGAATTAACAGGCGAATCACCATTACACATGGGAGTTCGAATTTTATATATATGTTCCGAAGGTTTGTTGAAAAAATTTCAAAATATAGAAGAGTTTGATAACTTTTTAGAATTACAGCCAACAATTAACAGAGAAAAAGCAATATATATGGGAAAAAGCGATCATGGTGATAATTTTTCTTTTCAATTCCCAGTAATAAGTTATGAAATACCGTTAAAAGACCAAAAAATTTCTGAATTTTTAGAAAAGTCAAGTCACTACGACATTGAGTGTTTAATTAAAAATTTAACAAAACAAGAAGAATATAAAATCTTGTTTCACCATATATTCTCAGTTAAAGGTGTTTCCTCAGCCGTATTGGCTCAAACCCACTCAACGTTTATAAATTCAATTGGATACAACGATGGTTGGGCTTTGGACGGAATAGGTATAGGAAGAGATCCTGAAAATAGAATTTCAGACTATGAAACTATACTGAAGGGTACAAAAAAACTTTTAAGAAGCAATTTGTCAACACTTGTTAAACTGAGAGATGAAGACTTAGAAAAAGATAGTAGAAAAGATGCTTCTATGAGTCTGTTAGGTTTTTTAAAAGACCTGGTTCCAAAATACGATTTCAAAGCAGAACTAAAGTGGCCATATTTTAGAAGAATAGTAACTGAACTTGATGATTGCGACGAAAGACTACTAGATCAGTTTTTTCCTGATGAAGAATAATATTTCGTAATATTTATATTGAGGTACAGATATGATTTTAACACCAGACTTTCCACTTTCTTTTTCAAATAAAGGTGGATATGAAAAAATTAGAACTAGAAAAAAATTAGCAAAATTTCATTTAACCAATTTACTTTTAACAAATCCGGGTGAAAAAATAAGCATACCAGAATATGGTGTTGGTTTGAGAAAGTATTTATTCGAAAATATGTCTGATCAAGTTTTTCAAGAAATTTCTTCTAATATAAGAAGACAAGTCCAAAACTATTTATCTTATATAAATTTGCAAAACGTATCTGTAGTACCAAACGAAGAGAACTCCATAAAGATTTCACTATCATACAATTTAGCTGGTACAAACTTAACAGACCAACTAAACATAGAAATTAACAATTCTTCCAGTTCTTTGGGACTTGGTTCTAGCTATTGAGGATAACATATGAAAAATAAAAAACCACTTATAAGATACACAGACAGAGATTTTGATTCAATCAAGAAGTCTCTAATAGAGCATGCAAAAAGGTTTTACCCTGATCAATATAATGATTTCAACGATTCTTCTTTTGGTTCAATGGTTTTTGATGCTGTGGCCTATGTTGGAGACATTATGTCTTTCTATTTAGATTTTCAAGTTAATGAAAGCTTTTTAGAAACAGCATTACAATACAATAACGTTAGAAAAATAGCAGAACAAATGGGCTATAAATACTATGGTCGACCATCCTCTTACGGTACTGCAACATTTTATATATCTGTTCCATCTAATATACTTGGTTCGGGCCCTAATACGGAATACATACCTGTTCTTAAAAAGGGTAGTCAATTTTCTGCTGGTAGTGCAAATTTCATATTACTAGAAGATGTTGATTTTAATAAAAATAACATAGAACAAGTAGCTTCTAAGTTTGATGACACAACAGGAAAACCATCCGAATATGCATTTAGATCTTATGGCAGAGTTAAATCAGGAGCTAGATTTACTAAACAAATTCCAATCGGTGAGCCTAGAAAGTTTTTAAAAGTTAGGGTTGGCCCATCTATAATTAACGAAATAGAAACAGTTTATGATACAAATGGAAATAGATTTTATGAAGTCAACTACCTAACAGAAGATACAGTTTATTTAGAAACCACCAACCCTAGAGCTCAACAAGATGGCGTACCATCAATTATAAAACCAAAAGTTGTTGCTAGAAGGTTTACTATGGAACAAGATAGTTCCGGAACTTATCTTCAATTTGGATATGGGTCTGATGACGAAACTGTCATAAAAGACGTAACAGATCCGTCCACAGTGGTATTAAAAAAAGCAGGTAAAGGGTACATAACAGATGATGAGTTTGACCCAAATGAGCTATTAAATACAGATAAATTTGGCGTTACTCCATCTAATACCACATTAACAATAACATATGGCGCCAACACTCAATTAAATGTAAGTGTTGGTATCGGTGAAATTAACACAGTTACAGACAATATTATGGAGTTTCCAAACACAAATGACTCTAGTACTGTCTCATTTGGTTTAGTTAAGTCTTCATTAGAAGTCTCAAATGATGAAATCATAACAGCCAACACAGCTGCGCCAACAACAGAAGAATTAAAATACAGAGCATATGCTTGTAGAGCAGCACAAAACAGAGTTGTTACTAGAAATGATTACGAAGCATATTGTTACAAAATGCCTCCAAGTCTAGGTTCCATTAAGAGGGTTTCTATACATAATGACCCATCTGGTACAAATAGAAGAATAGCAATGTATGTTATTTCTGAAGATGATAGTGGATTCTTAACAGACACAAATATAAGTATTAAAAGTAATTTAAAAACATGGCTACAGAAAAGCAAAATGATTAATGATGGTATTGATATTATTGATGCACATGTTATAAATATTGGTTTTTCGTACGAAGCTGTTGTAGACCCAAATTTAAATTCACTGACTGTCTTGGCTGATGTTGATGTAAGATTAAGAAACTTGTTTACTGAAAAAATGTATATTGCTGAGCCTCTTTATATAAACCAAATTTACAACACAATTAACAAAACAAGAGGCGTAGTAGATACTGTTAAGGTGACCTTGGAAGTTAAAAAAGGAGCAGGATATTCTTCTATGCCAATTGATATAAGTGATATAACCTCGCCTGATGGCTCTTATATTAAAACACCAAAAAACTGTATTTTAGAATTAAAATATTTAGATAGAGACATCAAAGGAGCCTCAGTATAATGGCAATACATAGAATAACAGCAAGTGCTGACAACACAATCACAAACGCTTTTGGAGCCAACTTGACAACTAGAGGAACGGGCTCTAATATGGGTGCTTCTGATATTTTGGAAGTGTTTACCATATATGGACAGAAAACAACCAACTCATCAGAGATTGCAAGAACACTAATACAGTTTCCTTTAGATACTATAACTACGAAAAGAAACAACAATACCTTACCAGAAAGTGGTAGTGTTAATTGGATTTTAAAACTATATAACGCTAAGCATGTCGAATCAGTTCCGACAAGTTTTGATTTTTTTGTTTTACCTATATCAAAGCAATGGGAAGAAGGTGTTGGCTTAGATATGGAAGACTATTCTGATTTAACTTTTGACAGCACAGGTTCTAATTGGCTACAAGCCATACACTCTGCTTCTCATGATGCTGATGGTAAATGGACAACAGCAGGTGGAGACTATCTATATAATCAAGGGGTAACTGCGTCTTTTAAGTCTGGCTTAGAAGATTTAGAAGTTGATGTAAGTAATATAGTTGAGGATTGGGTAAAAGGAGCATCTGGTGGCGAATATAACAACTATGGATTTGGAATTTTTCTATCTTCCTCGCAAGAATCAGCACAAAAATCATATTATACAAAAAAATTCTTTGCAAGAGGTACTGAATTTTATTATAAAAGACCTGTACTAGAAGCAAGATGGAACAGCTCAGATAAAGATAATAGAGGCAACTTTTTCTTAAGCTCATCGTTAGCCACAGGTGAACAAAATTTAAACAAACTGTACCTTTATAATAAACCACGAGGGGTGTTAACTAACATACCTGGATTGCAAAATTCACAAATAAGCGCCTCTTTGTGTTCAAGTATAGGTGGTTCTTTTCTTGGTACTTTTACTGGTGGACAAGAACTTCCATCAATTGGCATTTACACAGCATCTGTTTTTATAGCAGGAACTTATGACACTTTATATGATGTTTGGCATAACGGAGCTGGTGTTCAATATCACACAGGAACTATATCTCCTAAATCTTTATCAGCAAACGTTAACAGCGAAGATGCAAAATATGTTTTATCATTAACTAATAATAATCATGAGTATCATGTAAATCAAACAGCAAGGTTTAAATTATACAGTAGGTTAAAAAACTGGTCTCCAAATCTTTTTACAGTTGCGCAATCAAAACCAGAAAATATAATAATTGAAGATGCTTTGTATAAGGTGCTCAGAATATCCGATGATTTAACAGTTATTGATTATGGTTCTGGTTCAACAAGTCACACCCAATTGTCATATAATGTATCAGGAAATTATTTTGATTTGGACATGTCTTTATTTGAACCAAACTATCAATATGGTATCAAGTTTTCTTTTTACAACACATACTTATCTTCATATGTGGAACAGCCTTATATATTTAAATTTAGAGTGGTGGATTAATGTCAATTAAGAACTTATTTAATAATGATAAAAAAAGCAAAATCATTTCTGCCAATACAGTCCAATCAGCTTCGGTTGAAGTTGAGGGCGTAGAATTTGTAAAAACCAAAACTAAAGAAAAAAACAAGTTTGTTCCTCCCTTAGACTTTTCGACTGCTTCAAATTTTGCTAAATTTGGTTCCGCAAAGCTTTACTATGAGTATGGCTTTAAAAGAATATATCAACAATATCCTTATGATGGCACATTAGCAGAAAAACAAGCATTTGAATACAGTGGTAGTTATCTAGATACTTACATATTTGATAATCTTTATCCTCGAACCAATGGATACGTCAATTTTAATATTCTAACAGATGGTAAGATAACTGGTGGCTCTGTTAGTAATGGTTATTATCAAAGTGCTAACAATAAAGAGTATATTCAAATTCTTGGAGGTCCACATACTGCATCAGGTGGTATGACTGGTCTTAAATATCATGACACTTTTGATGAGTCTACTCTTTACGACCCAACAAACAAAAGAGAAAACAACTTAAAAGTGGATTTGTTGACTGGTAATACGATTGAGTTTTGGTTAAAGAAAACAGGATATGATGTCTCTTTAGGACACAGAGAAGTTCTTTTTGACCTAACAGATCAAGAAAACAAAAGTTTACAATTATTTTTATCTGCTTCTGGGCATGACCACGCAGGTAGAAACGCTTTAAACATAAGATTCAAAGGAGTTGGACCCCTAGCTATAGATGCTCCTTTAACTTTAGATTCTTATACAACAAACTCTGTAGGCGACGGGAATTGGCATCACTATGCGGTCACTTTGAAAAGTAACTCTACTGACAAAGTAACAACCAAATTATTTATAGACTCTGTCTTGCATAAAGAACAAGAAATAGCGTTTCCTGCTTCTGTATGGACTGAAATTGATTCAAACACATATGGTTTGTTGGCAACAATAGGAGCAGGAAGTGGTCACTATATTCCAACAGGGAAAGGAGACGGACAGCTTTTTTCAGCCTCTGTAGATGAGTTTAGGTTTTGGAAATCAGAAAGAAATGGTAAACAAATAGGTCAAAACTGGTTTACTCCAATTGGTGGAGGTACGGATGACAGTTTAGACAACATTAACTTAGGTGTATACTTTAAATTTAACGAAGGTATAACCCTAACATCTTCCACAGATTCTACAATATTAGACTACTCTGGTCGTTTATCTAATGGAACGTTTGTGGGATATCACGCAGATACAAGAGAAACAGGTTCTGCTATAGTAGAATCGGGAGTAGTCACATCAGAATTTAAAGATCCTATTATATATTCTTATCACCCAGATGTTGTGTCAAAACAAGCTGAGCTAACCACAACAGGCTCTTTACAAGACTATGAGAATACTTCATTGTTTTATCACTTGATGCCATCTTGGATTATCGAGGAAGACAAAGAAAATGGAAATTCTAATTTAGAATATTTATCACAGATAATAGCTAGTTATTTTGATACTTTAAACGCTCAAATTTCCTATTCTAATAGGTTTAAAGACAAAAGGTACTATGGTCCTACCGTAAACAAAGATAGGCTCACTGATGAGACATCTGTGACGTTTTCTGGTTCAATGAAACCAATGCCGTTTACAAATAAATTGTTAAGAGAACAAGGTTTTGTTTTACCTGAATTGTTTGTTGATGCTGACATTATTCAAGAGTTTAGAAAATATGACCAAAATCAAATTTACGAAAGAGATTTATCAGAGGTAAGAAATTTAATATATCAAAATCTCTACAACAACTTAACAAACATATATAAATCAAAAGGTACTGAAAAATCATTTAGAAACTATCTCAAATGTTTTGGTTTAAATAGTGACTTGATTAAATTGAACTTATATGCCGATGGAGCAACGTACACTCTAAAAGACAATTATGAATTAAAAGCATTAGATACAAGAGTTTTAAACTTTGATCATGAAAACAATCATTCCGCAAACGTCTACATGAATACAGGCTCTGGTGATTTTGCCTACATCAAAGGAAATGTAAACACAGATACTATGCACAGTGCTTTTAGTATCGAATCGGAAGTGATAATTCCTCAAAAACTTAAAGAAGACCATCCATCTTATACAAATAAATCATTTACCACATCCAGTATATTCGGTTTTCACCAAATAGATACAACTTCCGCCCCTTTTAATGATTATTACGGTGGTGCTCAACTAGATGCTCCAAATAAAAATATAAAAATTCTTTTAGCATCTACAATTAATCGTGACGAAAGTAAGTTTGTAATATCTGGTTCTGATAATTTATACTTAACCTCTTCAATAATAAAAAACGCCTATAGCAATTCAAAGTGGAACTTAGCTTTAAGAGTCAACAATTCTAAGTATCCTTATTCTCAACTGAATGGTACAGGAACACCAACTGTAGATGTTAGTTTCTATGGAATAGAGTTGGTGAATGGAGAGATTAATAATTATGTAAACTTAACAGCTTCAAATATTACTGATGGTAGACAATACCTAACATCAAGCAAGAAGGTTTTTGTCGGAGCAGAAAAAGAAAACTTTTCTGGTAGTATTATAAACCATTCTGACATTAAGATTGGAGATGTTAAGTATTGGCAATCTTACATCACAAATGAAGACTTGAAGCAACATGCACTGGATTTAGACAATTCAGGGTTTTTAAACCCTTATAGATCAGATAATATATTTACACTAGATAACCAGCATGTGCCAAAAATAGATACTTTGGCGTTCCACTGGAATTTTAATCAGAACACAACAACAGATACAAATGCAGAAATGGAAGTGTTAGATATATCTTCTGGGTCTGCTAGCTTAATTAATAGATATAACTGGCTTAGTAACATAACAAAAAGAAAATATCACGGACTAGCTCATGGGTTTCCAGCTTCCTCTACCAATGTAATTGAAAAAACATACATCAGTACAGCTAAGAAAAAATCACCAAGCTCAGTCTACACTTCTGATATGGTAAAGATAGTAGACAATGAAAAGAAAAACTTTTTTCAAGATGATGATGTGTCTGACAATTTTTTCTCTTTTGAAAAGTCTATGCAAGCTGTTATAACTGATGATATATTAAATATTTTTGCATCTATAAAAGATTTTAATAATTTAATTGGGAACCCAATCAACAAGTATAGACCAAACTACAAAGAAATGCAAGCTTTAAGGTCTTTGTATTTTGAGCATATTGAAAATGAACCTGATCAAGAAAGGTTTTTTGAATTTTATAAGTGGATTGATTCTTCTGTTTCGTTTGGAATAAATCAATTATTACCAGCTTCCTCTAGATTCTCAGAAGGAATAAAAAACACTATTGAAAGTCACGTCCTAGAGAGAAACAAATATCAACATAAGTTTCCACTAGTCTCGCAAAAAACCTCTACTGAAGGTGTTATCAAATCTGTTAATGAACTTAAGTATAACTGGAAGCACGGTCATTCGCCATTACAGACTAAAGCCACTGCCACAATTGTTGTCTCTAATGCTGGTGGTGTATTTAATGGAGATACATTTGTTTTAATAGACCCATCAGGGATTAGCACAACCTATACTGTAAATGGTGGTGTTGCACAAGCATCTGGTGGTGGTTCTGGTGGTTCTGCAACTGTTGGTTTTGCTGGTGTTGGTGGAGGAGTATCTGGAAAAATAGCAGCTGCATCTGCAATCGCTATAGCAATCAACGCCACAACAGATGCTAATTATACGGCTATCTCTAATGGTGTTGATACTGTAACTATTACACAGGGAGTATTTGGCAATACAGGAAACAGAACAAATACTGATTCAATCTCAGGAGTAACTGTTTCTAACTTCACCGGTGGCAATAGCAAACATAATGAAAACTGTCTCTGGGATAGAAAACGAAGAGAAAGAGAAACAACAACAGCAGAAACTATTAGAAAAGCTATAAACACTACAAGTAAAGTAGAGAATAAGATACTTGCCGAGGTAGATGGTACTAGATATTTTTTAGAAGATGATTTAGAAAAAACAACAGCCAGAGTCCATCAAATAGAATTGATCAAAAGAAATACAATTCATGGTGGAATAAATTATAGAAACAACAAAAATAGAGATTATTATTTAGAAAAAACCCACATTCACGGAAATATAAACTCAGAAGGTGTACCCGAAAATGTTTTGGTAGTTGGTGTAGGAGAAGGTCAAGGTTTAGATACCAATGTTTCTTGCCAAAGTGAAGTTGATTCTCGAAAAAAATACCACTGGGATTTCACAGCAATTGTCGGTATGTTTTCAACTACAACTGGAGATCATCCTTTAGATGATTTATACTCTAGTAAAAGCTTAATCAAAGGACACTATGCTTTTCCGTTTAACTTTATATCGGGAAACATCAGCTCAGGGTACAACAGAGAAGTAAGTAGTAGTTACAGAGGTGATGTAATCTTAACCAACATTCACTCTGATACCACTTATCGCTCAAATGATGTACCTATGCAAGGTCCATTTACTGAAAGACATGTTGGTGGATTACAGTCAAGACACCAACCAATTAACAGTTATAACTCTTCTAAAAATTCTATTAATAAAATAGATGATGCTTTATTAAGAGCTGAATCATTTTTAATATTAATTGGTGAGCATCCTGATGAGTCGATAACAGACGGTGCTTTAGGTATAACTGGTCCTGACTATGGAGGCCCTTATCCTGCTAAAAACCAACCTTTTGGAATAAGATATAGAAATCAAAGAGCTAAGCGACCATTAAATGTAAGAAACATTCAACATAACACTTCTTCCAATATTGCTGGTAATTATAATAAAAATTATGAATTTTTTAGTTCTGTTGGAAGAAAAGAAAACAATTTTAGATTTAGATCAATTGAAGACCAAGTTGATTTTGTAGAGCCAACTTTAAAAGCGGCATTGCCTCATACTAACGTGAACGCTTCTTTAGTTGCACAGAAAACAGGCGGAGATGGAAATGTGTTGTCCAGTAATTCAAACCGGTTTAATGACAACGTAAAGTCTCACTTAACACCAGAATTATCAACAGTCGAAGACAACAAGCCAACAAAATCAATAATAACACAAAAGTTCTCAGCTCCTGGTGGGTTTGAAACAATGTCCAGAGTTTTTCTGGATGCTATAGATGGCGAGAGAAGTGTCTACAATGCTTTACCGTTTAGAAATTTGTCTGTAAGGTCGAGTGGTAGTGGAGAGTTTGTAGAAAATACAAGTCGTTCTTGGCTACCAAGCGATGACCACGACAGTACAGATCTTGCAATTTGGCTATCGCAAGACTCTGGTTTGGTCGAAAACTCAGGAAGAGTTGACACTTGGACAGATAGACAAAATGGTGTTGTATTTCGAATGCAAGCTGGTAACCACAATACATATAATACAGGCACAAACTCTCCCTCAATAGTATCAGCAGGATCGTATAATTTTATACGTTTTGATGCGTCAAACCATGAATTTCTAGCTGCAACCTTTGACAATTCTTTAATGAACCTCTATAATTCAGACTACTCTATTGTGGTTGTGTATAAAGCTTCTACATCAAATTCTCCACCAAGTGTTGGAGATCTTCAGCAACAAGGCTCCAATATACGTAGAGGTCCTCTCTTAAACATTGGAGAAGACTTAGAACTATCTTTAATGGAGGATACACTTGGTAGTGGCTTTGACAACGCAATTATAATCGAAAACGAAACAAGTGCTACCTCATATCTTCAAAGTATAACGAAGGGAAGTGAATTTCAAGTTGTAATTTATGTATATAAAGATGGAGGCGGAAGTAATTATGGATTCTTTGCTGATGGAAAAACATCAACAGTTTTGGAAGCTAGAGGCTTGTCCAACGACAATCCACAAACCCTAGTGCCTATGAGTCTTTTATCTTCTGATTCTAATGGAAGTACACCTAATATGAGAATAGGTAGAGATCCTGATTACGCATATGGCAATCAAACTCAACAATTTGATTATGCATTTGGAGAGTTTGATTTAGTCGAAGTGATGCTCTTTAAAAAAGCTTTAGAAACAGATGAAAGGGAAAAGATAGAAGGTTACGTATCACACAAATATAGCATCGAATCTAACTTAGTTAGTGGCCACACCTATGAATCAAGCCCTCCACCCGGAATCGTTAGTGCAGGCATAAACACTCCAAGAGTAAACTCTCACAACAACAGAAGAGAAGGTCTAAGAACTCTCTTAACAAGACCTATGGGTAGGTTTGGAATTGACTCTCAATACGGAACAGTTACCGCTGAAACATACACAACAGAGGCAAGCTTCCAGAAACAACACAGAAACAACAGATACAGTGTGTCTTCTTCAACAGAAGGTTACAATCCAATAAGTGATAATGCTTTTGTATCCACACAAATACCAGCAACTGATTTACAATATTCTTGGACGGCTAAGTTAGCCAAAAACGAATATAGTATGACCGGAGGTCTCCATAACACCTTTAGATATGGAAATAAAACAGGTAAAGTGATAATTAATAATCAGGTAGAAAATATAATTAATTACCCAATATCATCATCTTTTGATTAAAATAATAAGGAAACATAATGCCAACAGAAGCAATACACATCAATACAAACCTTGAACTTATTGATCCAATTG